TATAAACTATCGTGTGATCTAGCTGGTAAGTTCTCTTCTGCTATGACACATGAGGAACTACAGTCTTACTTTGTACAACCCCTGGTTGAAACGTATAATAAAAACAAGGAGTTAGATAGCTTTGTTTATCCAGAGCACATAACTAATGATGACCCTGCTAATGGACACATGCGTAGATTTAAGCAGCGGTGGAGTAAGTTGCAAAATGAGACTCTATTATTTGATGTAAAAGATAAACGTGCAGTGTTCCCTATATATAGTGGTAACAAATTAGTTGATGCTATCGGCAGAGCATTGGATGGAGCTATACCAAAGTGGTACAGATACAGTGGTACTGCCAAGCACTACGAAAGAACTATGGGTGATGCTAATGGGGTATACGTTATAGTAGAGGATGTCATCAGTGCTATCACTGTGGCTAGGTCTTTCATCAATACTACTGGCTATGCTCTACTAGGTACTAGCTTGACAGAGGAACACAAAACTGATATAGCTGACAACGCTAGGGCTGTTATCGTAGCACTAGATCCTGATGCATTAAGTAAGACACTAGAGTACAGAAGGGAGCTACAACTATGGACGGGTCTACCTTGTAAGGTACTGAGCCTAGAGGATGACCTTAAGTATGAGCGTGAAGCAGACATGAAAGGACTTAAAGAGTTGATCGATTATGAAACAGGAGCACAAGAACAAACAGAACCCTATGGCTAAGGACTTACGCCAGCCTAAGTATAGGCAGCAGGTTATACCTGACAAGAAGAAACCTAAGCCTACACGTAAAGAGAAACACAGAGGAGACAGAGATGTTGGATATAATGACAGAGACTAAGGTGTGCATTGAGTGTGGCACTGAGCTTATCCTAAATGATAACTGGACTGAGGCTCGTAAGTCACAAGGTAAATACATATGTAAGAGTTGTTGGAACTCTCGTGAGATGTATGTGAATGGCTCTTATATATCTAGGACACATGCCTTATTTAAACCAGGACGTTACAAATCATTTGGTGACGCAGCGTTTGCTTCTCTACAGAAAGACAAGCAGATCCTAGAAGGTTACGTGTACGCTATTCGTAATGCTGCATGGCCTGACTGGATTAAGATTGGTAAAGCTATTGATGCAGAGGATAGACTCAACGGCTACCAGACAAGCTCACCTATGCGTGACTATGAGTTAATCCATTCAGTTTACTTTGATGATCGTAACAAGGCTGAGCGTGATGCACACAAGTTAGCTGAGCGTAAGGGTGAACGTAAAGGTGAATGGTTTAAGATAACAGAAGAGCAAGCACTAGAAGTATTACAGGAGTTGACACTTGATTGAAGCAACATACATAGATCACATGGGTACTGACTTGACAGTAGCTAACGCTGCTCGTGTATCATTTGGTAAGCAGAGTGAGATGGATACGAGTGACGTATGGGGTCCACCTAAGTTGAAAGACAAGGACGCTAAGCTTATCAACTATCTTGCAGAGCATAAGCACATCAGCCCCTTTGGGCATTGCTTTGCCAGCTTCCACATCAAAGCACCAGTCTTTGTGGCTAGGCAGCTAGTCAAGCATAAGTTCCTACGTTGGAATGAGATTAGCCGTAGGTACGTGGATAGTGAGCCTGAGTTTTACTTGCCTGACAACTGGAGAGAAAACGCTGACGATAAGAAACAAGGCAGTGGCACTGGTTTTGTAGATAATTTACTGTTTGATGATACTGATGAGTATCCAGATGACAAATCATACTTAGCTGATTACTGGGAACATAGTACCTCTGATTATGTAAAAGTTCATGTGTACTATAACTCCTTATCCATTTACAATGAACTACTAAAAAATAATGTTTGTCCAGAGCAAGCACGTATGGTTCTGCCACAGAGTATGATGACTGAGTGGTACTGGTCAGGTAGCTTGGATGCATTTGCTGACATGTGTAAGCTACGCTGTGCGTCTGACACACAAGCAGAGACACAAGAGGTAGCCAAGCAGATTAGCGTCAAGATGCATGAGTTGTTTCCTGTGTCGTGGAAAGCATTAAGGGATGAATAAACGTATACCAATGAAGGGTGGTGATGAGTATGATGCCCTAAGTAAATCACGTAAGTTTCTACGATGGAAAGCAGGACAGGTAAAGAAGATCAAACGTGCATACAATAAAAGGTTCCGTAAGTATAGTAGGAGAATTGACTATGAGTGAGTACATAAACAAACCAATTAAAGTAACAGAGATAGAAGAGCATGAGGATGGTAGTGCTACACTACAAGTAGAGTGTGACCATGAAACATTCGCAGCTATCTTTAATGCAGGGTTTATTGCACTTGTTAAGGCTGGCTTAGAAACAGAAGGAAGTAAAGATGTACGCAGTGGAGATTGAAATAGAAAAGGGTGAGTATATTTTTGTACGTAAAGAGAATCCTTGGACATATGACACAGAAGTATGGGTCTTTACTAACCATGAGGATGCTGAGAAAGAAGCTAAGAACTGGAACACAGGGCGTGTAATGGAATATAAATAGATCTCAATAAGGAATAGCACAATGAGTATGGCTGGAACAATAGAAGATATGCGTTGGGAGATTAAGCAACAGAAGAAAGAAATTGATTTACTATCAAAGCAAGTACGAAAGAAAGATAAAGAGATAGACACTCTTAAGAAGTTTATAACTGAACATAAACTTATAAGAGATCTAGATGAAGATGAACGTAAGAGAGCACAAGAGAGGATGATAGCTAATGGAACTAGCACTTATTAGAACACTGATGGACAAGGAGTTCTATGATAATAACAAAGGCATCCGTACTCCTGATGAGTTGTTCACTAAAGATGTACGTATCATTAAGCGTACACTAGACTACGCTATGCAAACATATGAGCAGGACTTATCACCAGCAGAACTAGAGTCACTGTTCTTTACACGTAACACACTGACCACAGCTAACAAGGAAGCATACAAGGATCTATTCAGAAAGATATACAAAGAGAAACCTATGTCTGACTCTATTGCCCAAGAGGTTTTAGGTAAATTATTTCAGCAGGTAGTAGGTGAGAAGATAGCTAACATAGGGTTCAAGTATGTCAATGGTTTAGAGAGTACACTAGAGCCTATACGTAAGCTTATCTCTGACTATCAGGATGACTTCATGCCTAACTTAAAGGTAGACTGGGGTGATATAACTATTGATACACTACTACAGAAGTCTGACATCCAGGCCAAGTGGCAGTTTAATATTCCTACACTAAAGAGAAAGGTAGAGGGTGTGTCAGGTGGTCACTTGGTACTGATTGGTGCTAGACCTAACACAGGTAAGACATCCTTCCATGCCTCTATCATTGCCTCTGAGGGTGGCTTTGCTAGGCAGGGTGCTAAGTGTATCGTGCTGTGCAATGAAGAATCATATGATCGTGTAGGTGCTAGGTATCTGAGTGCTGCATCTAACATGTCTATGGAAGAAGTCAAAGGTAACTATGCCCTAGCTGCATCACGCTACAAGCCAGTGTATGATAACATCAAGATCAAGGACAGCACAGGTAAAGATATGAATTGGGTAGAGGCTCTAGTCAAGGCTTATAAGCCTGACATATTGGTGCTCGATATGGGTGATAAGTTCGCCAGTAAGGGTAGCTCTGAGTCACACGTTTATCTAAAGGAAGCAGCGATACATGCACGTAACATAGCCAAGCAGTATGACTGTGCTATCTTGTGGATGTCACAACTGTCTGCTGATGCAGAAGGTAAAGTGTTTGTAGATCAATCAATGATGGAAGGTAGTAAGACAGGCAAGGCAGCAGAGAGTGACCTGATGCTGTTGCTTTCTAAGAACCCACAAGTAGAAGGACAAGAGGAGCAAGACACACAGAGACACATTAACGTAGCTAAGAATAAACTTAAGGGTGGATGGCATGGTGTTATACACTGTGAGTTAGATGGTTCTAGATCAAGGTACACAGTATGAGAAGAGTTCTAGATGTAGAAAACTCTATCACCTTACGTGATGGTAAGATACACAACGATCCCTTTGAGGCCAGCAATACACTGACTCAGGTGGGTGTACTGTGCTTGGATACTGATGACAAGAAGCTGTTATGCTTTGATCATGCAGAGGCTAAGGATATAGATGGTACTAATAAGTGTACGCTACAGAGGATCTTAGATAGTACAACTCTGTTGATTATGCACAATGCACAGTATGATCTTGCTTGGCTATGGGCTAATGACTTCAAGTATGATGGTGACATCTATGACACTATGCTGTCTGAGTATCTATTGTTACGTGGACAGAAGGACTTACTTAGCTTAGAGCAGTGCGCCCAGCGCAGACAGTTAGAGTACCAGAAGGATGATACATTAAAACAGTACTACAAAAAAGGATACAACACAAATGAGATACCTCTGGATGAGCTTAGTCATTATCTTGAGTATGACTTACGCACTACTGGCGAGTTGTACAAAGCCCTTGAAGCAGACTATCAAACCCCTGCCAGCGCCTCCCTACATAACGTCAGAGACATTACCTTCCGCACCTGCAAGTGTCTCGCCAGAATGTACATGCGTGGTTTCAGGGTGGATAGAACCGCCCTTGAACACGTTAGAGATGAGTTCCAGCGAGAGCACAATGACATTACAGTACGATTGCAACGACAAGTGCGAGCACTCATGGGAGACACGCCCGTAAACCTTAACAGCCCAGAGCAACTATCACAGGTTATCTTTAGTAGAGAGATACACAACAAGAAAGAATGGGCAGATCTATTTGAGTTTGCTAAGACACCTCAAGACTTTAAGTCTGTTGTAGAGAGTAACAGTAAGCTAATACTTAAGACGTTTGCTGTCACTTGCCCTGAGTGTAGAGGCAGAGGACATACATATAAAACAAAGAAGGATGGTACAGCATATAAGAAACCTAACAAGTGCACAGCATGTAACGCCAGAGGCTACCAACTAAAAGAGTTACGTGAGGTTGCGGGTCTACAGTTCAGAGCACCAAGTAAGAAGTGGGTCAGTGCTAATGGTTTCAGTACAGGTAAAGATAAGCTGGGTGTACTTATAGCTAATGCAAAAACAAAAGGTATGAAAGATGCAGAACAATTCCTTACAGATGTTAAAAGGCTTAGTGCTATTAGTAGTTATCTCTCTAGTTTTGTGGATGGTATTTCCACCTACACTAAACCAGATGGTCTACTCCACGTTGGACTTACCCAACACATCACAGCAACAGGAAGATTCAGTGGACGTAAACCCAACATGCAAAACATGCCAAGAGGGGGAACCTTCCCTGTAAAACGTGTGTTCATATCTAGATGGGAAGGTGGTCACATTATGGAAGCTGACTTTGCCCAGCTTGAGTTCAGGGCCGCAGCGTTCTTATCGCAAGACCCTGTAGCTATACAAGAGATTGACACAGGGTTTGATGTACATGCCTACACTGCTAAGGTTATCACTGATGCAGGTCAGCCTACTGCTAGGCAAGCGGCAAAGGAACATACTTTTGCTCCCCTCTTTGGAGCTACTGGATATGGTAGATCTATGGCAGAGGCAGCATACTATGAGCACTTCAATAAGAAGTATGAGGGTATAGCTGAATGGCATAAGAACCTAGCTAACGAGGCGCTCAGGTTCAACAAGATAACAAACGTTAGTGGCAGACAGTATGCCTTTCCTAATGTAGTACGTAAGCCTAATGGTGGTGTGTCTCACTTCACTATGATAAAGAACTATCCAGTGCAGGGCTTTGCAACAGGTGATGTTGTTCCTCTTGTACTAATTGAACTAGAGGCTAGGCTTGAGAAGCTACAGTCTTGTATTGTAAATAGTGTGCATGATTCTATGGTAGTAGATGTACACCCAGATGAAAAGGAGTATGTACTGGCAACAATAGATTCACTGAATGAAGATCTAAATCAGTTAGTAGAAGAAGCATATGATGTAAAAATGAATGTGCCTCTACTATTAGAAGCTAAGATAGGTAAGAATTGGCTTGACATCAAAGACGTTTAATGGTATAACTTAGTCTCTTTAACGTTGAAAGGAATAACAACATGAGCAACTTAGCACCACTACATGTGGACAACATGAACCTAGCAGATGCAATGGGCTTCTCTGCTAGTACATCTGGTAGTAATGCACAGTCAAGTCTGTACCGCATTACAACAACAGTAATACAAGAGGTCAGCCCAGAGACTAACAAGATTGTATCATCTCCTGTGTTCAAGATTAAGAAGGGTGTAGATGAAGAGTTCTTAGCACGAGAGGTAGAGGTACGTCTGTTTGCTGAACGTCAGCGTTGGCAGCGTTGGGATAGTGAGAACAATACATTCCAAAAAACTGTTATGTCTACTAATCTAAATGGTGATCTAAAAGATACCTTAGGTACGTTTAACCTTGGGCGTCCTACAGGATACGTCAAAGACTTTAATGCACTGCCTCAAGACATGAAAGATCTTATGCGTAGTGTCAACCGTGTAAAGGTTATGATGGGTATGGCTCGTGTCATTGATCCATTCACAGAAGATGGTGGACCTATCACAGATAACTATGCAGAAGAGATCCCTTTTGTAGCTGACATCAAGAACCGTGACAGCTTGAAGTCTATTGATGNTGTAGTAGGTAAGCTAATGAGTAAGCGTATCTCACCAGTAGAGCACACTGTTGCATTGTTAGGTGACGTACAAGCTATGCCTACAGGTGTAAAGTATGCAACTATTGTAGCATCGATGGGTGAGCGTGTTGGTTTCTCTGATGGTGACAATGATGTACTGGCTGACTTCCTAGACTACGTAGAGAAAAACAATGAGTACATCTTAACTAGGTGGGAAGAAAATCACACTGCTAAGCTAAGCTCAGAAGACTCTGCTATTGTGTCTAACATTGTAGACCTAGAGGACTTTGAGTAATGCAGCACCCTGCAGAACTAGCAGTGCATTCCTATCTAAGGAAGTCTATCAGTGATGAGGCAAGTATGTCTCAGGAAGTTATTGATAAGGTAGCTGAAGATATTAAGGATGCACTGCATAAGCAGTTCAACTCTGAGAAGAGAGTATTTAAAAAGAGGATGTCCAACATTGGGCGTCCTAAGTGTCAGCTTTGGTTTGATAAGAATAAGCCTGAGGGTGCAGAACCTTTTCCTGTATCATTCAAGATCAACATGGTCATTGGTGATATAGTTGAGGCTGTATTCAAAGGACTACTCAGAGCATCAGGTACATCATTTGATGACAACGATAAGGTAACACTAAAGTTATCTAATGGTGGTGAGGTTAGTGGTGAGTATGACATGGTACTAGATGGTAAAGTAGATGACGTTAAGTCTGCTTCACCGTGGTCATTCACTAATAAGTTTGAAGACTTCCATACACTAAACAAGGGTGACACATTTGGTTATGTGTCACAGCTTGTAGGCTACGCTACTGCTGCAGGTAAAGGCGTAGGTGGCTGGTGGGTAGTCAACAAAGCTAATGGTGAGTTCAAGTACGTGTCAGCAGCAGAGGCAAACAAAGAAGAAGTACTACAAAAGATAGAGGATACCTATGATTACCTAGACAATGATAAACCCTTTGAGCGTTGCTTTGAGCCTGAGCCAGAAACATATCGTGGCAAGGCTAGTGGCAACTACAAGCTAAGTAAAACGTGTGGCTTCTGTGCACACAGGCACAAGTGTTGGCCTACACTAAGAGCATTACCTTCTCAGGTATATAACGGGAAGAAAACCCCACCAACAGTAGAATATGTCAGCTTATGGAGTGATAGATAATGACAAAAGTAACTATTGATGAAGTAGAATATGAGACAGAAGATTTCTCAGAAGATCAACAGGCTCTAATCAATGAGCTACAATACAACTCAACTGTACAAACGCAGTTGAACTATGAGTTAGCCAGTGTTCGCACTGTAAGTAACATCTTAGCCAATCGTTTAAAGGCATCACTTAATCCAGATGAAGAAGTAGATGACAACGAAGAGGCGGCATAGCTCTAGACGGTATCGCAGTGGCTTAGAGAAGACTACCGCTGCGTACCTAAAAGACAATCAAGATAAAGTCAGGTATGAAGTCTTAAAGATAGAGTGGGAAGACCTACGCTACAGGACATACACACCTGACTTTGTTTTGGATAATGGTATTATCATAGAGACTAAGGGTATATTTGATAGTGAAGATAGAAGAAAGCACCTAGCAGTACGAGAGCAACACCCAGAGTTAGATATAAGGTTTGTATTTAGTAATGCTAAAGCAAAACTATACAAGGGTGCTAAGAGTAGGTACTGTGATTGGTGTGATAAGTCAGAGTTTATGTGGGCGCATCGTGTCATACCAGAATCCTGGCTTAAAGAAAAAGGAAAAGTTTTAACTTTAAAACGCATCCCTTTCAAGGGAGACAAAAGGATAGAGTAATGTCTTACACATTAAAAGATGATGAAGTAGCTATACTACTAAGACCTGTAGAGTTTGACGAGTATGGTGAGTGGTCAGGTGAACTTTCTACGGCTTTATCAGTAGGCCCAACTAAAAGATCTAATGAGGAAACAATAGCGTACCTTGTACATCTGGCTACTCTTATGGGAACATTCTTAGAGATGGCACAAACGGATGAAGACTTATATGATTTAGTAGAAGAAAAACGAAATGAATTAATAGGGGTTGACAATGACAGAACAACAGAGTATGAAGAAGTAGAGGGTACAAATGGTAAAGTTGTACGCCTGACTAGATTTACTAAGACACAGGGTAACGCATGAGTAACACACATGATGCAGTAAACAATCCAGTACACTACAATCACGCTGGTATTGAATGCATTGATGCAATAGAAGCTATGACTGAGAACATGTCTGGATCTATAGCACCACATGCAGCTAACGTACTAAAGTATATGTGGAGATGTGAGTATAAGAATGGTTTAGAAGATATAGATAAAGCAATATGGTATTTACAGAGGATGAGAAAAAGGTGGACGGACACACACAAATGAGAAAGTTTAGTGTAACATTTGTTCTAAAGGTAGATGATGATAACAATATATTCTCTGCTTTAGAAGAAGCTCACGTAGATGATATATATGATCTTATTCGTAATACATTCTACGATATAGATGATGTAGAGGTAGACAACTTAAATATTAAGGAGAGAGTGTGTTGATTAATGAAACTGATTTAAAAGCGTTTGGTTACTTTGATATGTTTCAAAATAGTCCAGTGTATGAGAATGATCCTGTCAGGTTCTACTCTCAGTTTGTAGAGGACAAAGTATTTACCAAGGGCCGTGAACGTTTAGTAGAGAACACTCTTGGTTTAGTAGGAGAAGCAGGGGAAGTATCTGAGAAAGTAAAGAAACTATTTCGTGATAAGAATAAGTTCTCAGATGAAGAAGTACTAAAAGAATTAGGTGATGTATTGTTTTATGCTACAGCTTTAGCTAACATCTTTGGTGGTAACTTAAAGACTATCATGGAAATGAACATGAAGAAGCTAGATGATAGAGAGCAGCGTGGGGTTCTAGGTGGATCAGGAGACAACAGATAATGGATAACTATTTACCAACAGACTATCAAAGCTTTATCGCTCTGTCTCGCTACGCTAAGTACCGTGACGGTAAAGGGCGTGAGTCTTGGTCTGAAACAGTAGAACGATACATGGATAATGTAGTACGTACTAAAGCTGGCAAGGACTCATACGTAAACAAAATACGTGATGCTATACTAGACCTAGAAGTAATGCCATCTATGAGAGCTATGATGACTGCTGGTCCTGCCCTTGAGCGTGACAATACAGCAGGGTACAACTGTAGCTACCTACCCGTAGATGACCCTAAGTCCTTCGATGAGGCTATGTTCATCCTCTTGTGTGGTACTGGTGTTGGCTTCAGTGTTGAGAGGCAGTTCATCAGTAAACTCCCTGAGGTTCCTGAGTTGTTCGACAGTGAGACTACTGTTGTTGTTAAGGATAGTAAGGAAGGTTGGGCTAAAGCTTTCAGACAAGTGCTTGCACTCCTATGGGCTGGTGAGATCCCCAAGTGGGATATAAGTAAGGTACGTCCTGCAGGTGCTAGGCTTAAGACGTTTGGTGGTAGAGCTAGTGGCCCAGCGCCTCTAGTAGAACTGTTTAACTTTGCTGTACAGACATTCAAGAATGCACAAGGACGTAAGCTTACTAGCTTAGAGTGTCACGATCTCATGTGTTTCATTGGACAGATCGTTGTTGTAGGTGGTGTAAGACGTAGTGCTATGATCTCTCTGTCTAACTTAAGTGATGACCGTATGCGTCATGCTAAGTCAGGACAGTGGTGGGAAACTGCAGGGTGGCGAGCACTAGCTAATAACTCTACTGCATACACTGAGAAGCCAGACATGGAAACTTTCATGCGTGAATGGATGTCCTTAGTGGAAAGTAAGTCAGGAGAGCGTGGTGTATTTAATCGTCAAGCAAGTAAGAAGCAAGCTGAGAAGTATGGTAGGCGTGATCCTAACTATGAGTTTGGAACTAATCCGTGCAGCGAAATCATATTACGTCCGTATCAGTTCTGTAATCTTACGGAGTGCGTTGTACGTGCCACAGATACTATCGAAGACTTGGAAAGAAAGGTTCGCTTGGCTACGATTCTGGGAACCATACAATCCACCTACACCAAGTTTCCATACTTGCGTAAGGTGTGGAACAAGAACACAGAAGAGGAGCGTTTGCTGGGTGTGTCACTTACAGGGATAATGGACAACCCACTAATGACCTCTGCTAATAGAGGATTGGAGAAGACCCTTGCACACCTTCGTGGGATTGCTGTTTCTACTAATGCTGAATGGGCTGACCGTCTTGGTATACCTGTTGCTGCTGCGATTACATGTGTCAAACCGTCAGGCACAGTATCGCAACTGGTGGATAGTGCCTCTGGCATACATGCTCGCCACAGTTCCTATTATATCCGTACTGTTAGGGGTGATAACAATGATCCGCTAACACAGTTTATGAAGGACAGTGGTGTACCTAATGAGCCATGTGTAATGAAGGGTGACAGTACAACTGTATTTAGTTTCCCTGTTAAGGCACCAGCAGGAGCTATTACACGTAATGATATGACTGCCATTGAACAGCTAGAGACATGGCTTACATATCAGCGTCACTGGTGTGAGCATAAGCCAAGCGTAACGATCTCAGTACGGGATGAAGAGTGGATGTCTGTAGGTGCATTTGTGTATGAACACTTTGATGAGATGAGTGGTGTGTCTTTCTTGCCACACTCTGACCATACTTATCAACAAGCACCATATCAAGATTGTAATAAGGAAGAGTATCAAGTACTCTTGTCAGAGATGCCAGAGAAGATAGAGTGGTCTAAACTCTCTGAGTATGAAAGCGAAGATAACACGGTAGCAATGCAGACTATGGCTTGCACTGGTGATGTTTGCGAAATAGTAGACTTAACATAAACCCAAAGGAGAAGTAACATGACAGGTATTGAATTTATGGCAGTAGCAACAATCGGTATGGTAGCTATTGGTGAAGTAGTAAGTTTAGCAGCAGAGCATGGACCAGCAATTATTGATCAAGTGAAGAATTGGTTTTAAGATGTATGCTTTACTGTTAGTTATGATGTTTGAAGGTAAGGTACAAGTACATGCCTTTAATGGTTTGTTTATGGATAATGCGTCTTGTAATGAGGTAGGTTCTAAAATGGAAACACGCTTGGAAGATTCAAAACCAGGACCATCAGCTACAGCTAAAACATATTGTTTTCAAATACCAAAAGAAGCATAGATTGAACATCGAAGAAGAAGCTAAGAGACACGTTGAAGCTAAACAAAGAGAGTTCTATGATAAGTTAGTTACTCTGCTCATACCTGCACAGAGGCACATTAAAAGTAATCTGAAAGAGTCAGACATAAAAGATAGATCTCTTGAACGATTAGATGATGCAGCTATAGTTGCTAGGTTTGCTGCAGAAGCAACAGGACTAAAATAAAAAAAGGGGGCTGTCATGGCCCCCTCTTCTTTTGTTATCTACCTTCAGCTAACATCTCTAAGTATTCAATGTAAGATTTATACATCTGTAACTCAGTGTAAGTAAAATCTCTTAAGTCTGCATCTACTCCTTGACCTCGCATCATCTCCATAGCTGTAGCTTTTTGTTCTTTCGTACCTTTAGTTGCTGCTCTATACCTTTCTCTTTCTATGTTAGAAGAGTTCTTAGGATTATTAAGAGTAGTAGTTACAATCTTTCTAGCTTCCTTTAGTACGTTTTCAACACGGCCTCTTCTATACTTAGCACCACCCTCTAAGAAACGTTTATCTTTTAAAAGCTGGCTGGCTTCAACCTCAAGTATAGGAGCCAACATTTGATTAAACACTCTATCATATTTAGGTATCTGTGACCTCTGATCTGCAGTCCATGTCTTTAACTCTGCCATACTGTATATCTTTTCTGCAGAAGTCTTACCTCTTTGTACAGTTACACCAAAGATCCTAGACAAAGGATTGGCATCATATAGTCTACCTTCACGAGTAGCTACACGCAGTTCATCTCCTGTTAGCTTTGGGGTTTCTGCATCGAACTGATCAGCTAAAGCCTCTATAATATTATCCATATATTTAGTAGACTGCTGTAGGAATACCTGACCACCACGCCCCTGCCGTGGATCTTTAGAGTAATCATTCTCAGCAATAAAACCAACGGCACGATTGATAGCATCTAGTGGGCGAGTGGCACCTGCTGTAATGTTACCTAATAGTTTACCTGCAGCCTCTTTACCTTGCATAGCTGAGCCACCACCTTCACCAGACACTACCCTAGTTATGTAATCTGATGCAGCTAAAAGATCATTAGAGAACTGCATATCTCTAGCCACCTGACCAATAGCAAGCTGAGCAAGGACATCTTCTATTGGCTCTTTTACACCACCCATTTCGCCTTTCATAGTTAGGCTTGCATATCTACCTACAGCTAAGAAAGCAGACAGAGGATATACATTTCTAACATCAATAACGTTACCCTCTTTTGTTCTTATTTCGTTGTAAGCAAGTCCATCTTTTTCTTGTTGCTGAGAATACTCATAAGCTAATTTGTAACCTGCCAGTCCTGTTAAAGCTCTAGACATAATTTGTGTATTGCTTATTGCATCCCCTTCTTTCTTAGCTATGTTAGATGCCACACCAACTAAAGACAGAGGTGACCACTGGTAAGCTGTTGCTACAACGTTATTCATAAACCTACCAAAAGGTAGTACAAATCCTAAGCCAGGGGTATTTGAAATGTTCTCTACTGTTCTAGCTGCTGTGCTTAACATCTGATCATTACCTGTGTAGTCTTTTGAAAACACAGACTTCAATGTTGAATCTATAGCACCGCCAATAACATCATCATCTATTATCTTTGTATTGCCAGACCTCAATACATCTTGCAGAGTAGTATCTTTTTTCAACCGTAGAAACTTATCTAGCTCAGTCATAAACATTTGTGACTTAGTAAATGTATCTTGTACTCGCACACCTGTAATAGTATTAGCTGCAGTAGTCCATCTATCTATTTGATTAACTATTTTATTTGATGGGTCAAAGCCAAACCTTTCAATGGACTGCTCAACACCCATACCTGTAGTATCAACTAGTAGCTTACGTAAATCTTTATGTTCATCTAACATCTTCATATACGTGTCATGCGTAGTGAAAGGGTCCATCAGGTTTTGCATCTTTTGTTTTTGGATAGCTAGATACACGTTACCTTTTCTAAATAATTCTCTAGATGTTTTGGTTGTACCAAAGCCAGTTCCTGCACCCGCAAGGTAAAAGGTAGCACCATTTAAAAGTTCAGCTACTGAGTTACCTGCAGAAAATAGAGAGTACCCCATCACGTTAGCTGATGTTGTAGAAGGTGAGGATACAAGTAATCTTTTCCATATGCTTTGTCCATAAGCAAAAGGTTTAGACTTATTCATATCTTTTAATTCTTTATTAGCTGCGTCCTGCAGTTCCTTATTCTTAAGAGCACTATCTAATGTTTTAGTTCCTACAATAGTACCAGCATCTACAGCCCTTTGAACCTGTGACCATACAGACAAAGTACTACCTGCTCTACTAGCATCAGCAGCAAGTAGATCTCCAATGTCAACAGCAAGTCTATCAAAGTCTCCTAGATGAATACTCGTTTCATTGTACATAGCCTTAGAGTATCTCTGTAGATCTTCCTCTGGCATGTAACGTATAAGGTTTGTAATGACATCAGCTACAGGTGTTTTACGAGATATACTAACACCCTCTTCTTTTAGTACCTTTACTAATCCACCTTTACCATCTTCACCTATTAGCATATTCTTTACAAGTGTTTCAGGTATGTCAATACGCCCTAACAATTCACCATCTACTATAGTACCTTTGAGTCTTCCGTACTCAACCTTATCAGCCCAAGAATCAAATGCTTTCTTTAGAGCCTTAGTAGCTTTAGCATTAACTTCTTTCTTTAAAACAGGATCACCAATATTTCTTTTCTGTAATTCTTTTATCCTATCTTTTATAGCTAAATACTTTTTACTTGTTGTACCTTCTTTATTACCTACGGCCTCTAGTTGTTTCTTTAAGTTTTCTATAGACTTACTAGTGCGTTGTAAAACCCTACTAGTTACAGACCCTTCAGCATAGGCATCACCCAAACCAGATGCACCCCTAAAGGATGAACCTATTGCATAAAACCCTGCACCTACTACGCCTAGTCCTGCAGATAGAGCAGTCATAGAAGTACTGTACTTTTCTTGAGCACCAATATCTAAATATATATCTTGGATACTATCTGTTTGCCAAGCAGCGATAGCACCATCTAGTGTAGCAGTAGATCCTACTGTCCAGTACCCAGCTTTCTTTATTCTGTTTTTTACAAAAGCATCTTTAGCTTCCTGACTTGCTTTTAATATAACTTCTTGTCTTGCTAGTCTTGCTGCCTCTGCCTTTCTAGCTTCCGCACTAGCACCCTTTACACCAGCAGTAGTAAGCTTTCTAGCCATAACATCGCCAGCTTCTTGCCCTGCCTTTTTAGCAGCCTCACGAGTTGCACCACTACGTGCAGCTTCCATAGTTGCTCTTTGTATAGACTTCTTTATAAGATCTTTTCCTGCTTGGCTAACACCAAAAGTACCTAGCTTAGCTATACCTGCTGTAGCTGCACCTAAATAGTTTGTAGGATCTTTGATTGCACTAAATATATAATCTTTTACACCATCAACAGCACCATACACACCGTCATTAACAAACACATTACCTAAGCTATCATATAAATCATATGCATTCTTAGCTGCAAGCTTATCTTCCTGTGAACCACGAGTAACAAACATTACTTCACCTGCAGTTCCTATGGTGTTTGTATTCCAGTTACGCATGTGGTTCATAAAACCTTCAACAAGCTCTTCATCATCAGCCTTGTCAAAGTTTTTACCTTTACTACGAGCCATGTACTCTCGTATCTTATTTAAGTTCTCATATCTATAAAGATCTTTTTTCTTTAGCTTACCTGTTGTAGGGGTTTCACTATCTAAAGCCAACTCACTTGTTTGATCATCTTCATCTGTGCCGCTAACACCATTATCTTTTAAGAAACTATTTAAATTAAACCCTGTAGATGTTGTGTTGTTATAGGTTGGGGTAGGCTTAACATCCATATCCCCAACGCCATTATCTTTTAAGAAGCTGTCTAAATTAAAAGTTGTCATACTTAGTTACTTTCATTAGAAAACATATCAAGCAGAGAATCTTTTATATTCTTCTTTAAAACACCTGATATGCTAGGTTTATTTTGAGAGTATGCATCCCAAGCCTTAAGTACTTTTTCTTTATCTCTCATTTGCCCTGCATCAAGCGTATCAAAGAAAGCATTAAATATAGCTTCATACTCTTCACGAGGCACAGTAGCCTCTGAGATAGCTGCATCCTCTTCTGTAAACTCAGGACCAGACTCAAGAACTACATCCTGCTCTTCAGCTTCTGGTGCTTTATCTGTGCCAAATAGTCTACGTAATGCACTACCTGACTGCTTCTTGTAGCTTTCTGTGAGATCTGTATCTTCTTTAATAGTTACAGTATCATCTATAGCTGAGGCAGCTATGTACTGTAAGTCCTCACTCTTTACTCTATAAGGTTTATTTAAATTTCTACCTTTTATAGTAACTAGATATGTCTTACCTTCCTCAGGGTTAGCATAAAAATCTAGTGAATCACTAACTTCACTGGATTGATCTTCAAGTGTAGGTGAGGGAACCTGTAAGCCTTCTACTGATCCAAACCCAGCCTCTAAAAGTTCACTCTCCGTTACCACATTAGCAGAACCAAAACCAGGTAAGTCTACCCCTGCCTGTTCTTGAGGAATTAAACCTGCATTTTTCATAGCTTCATATGCATCATTAGGGGATGTTCCTGGTGGTAGTTTAATGGGATTTCCATTAGCATTTGTTCCACCAATAGCTAAACCTGTTTGGGGGTCCATAGTAAATGTAAGACCATTAGCAGCTTTTACTTTCTCAGTACCTGCCTCAGGTGAAAGAGGTGAACTAAAACCACCACCCGCTAAACCGTACAACTCAAGAGCCTTATCTATTTTAGGTCTTATTTCATTAGCTACTTGTTCCTCACCACCATTAGCAGCAAGTATTGAAGAGTAATCTCCACGGCTTAAAAAACTTTGTACCTCTGCTGTAGGACTAGTTAAGAATTGTAAACCATATTTTTCTGCATAGTTTTGTGTAACTAAGTACCTACGCTTACGTTTAAACGCTTTTGTAAAAGCATCTACACTGGATAGTTCTTCAGTAGTATAACCTTGAACACGCATAAACTCTGGCAGTTCAGGGCTTAAACCTTGTGCTTTTTCACCAAAGTACATTAAAGCATCTTGGAAGTCTGGACGTTTGTTAATAAGAGTGTCGCTATCTGCATCAAATATATCATCCTTATACATATCATTAATCTTAATAGGGTCATACACTTTAGTAGGTGTAATAGAAAAGAAAGTGTCAGGTATCAGACTTTGATATGCATCCTGATCTGCCATCTCAATCAAGTCCATCTTAGAGTACCCTTGATAGTACGCATCCTTATCAAGGTTAGCACGTATGTCTGACTCTAAGTCTACACCAAAGATCTTACTAAAAAAGCCACCTTTGGCTGGCTCTGTACTACCTAGTGATGGAGATCCACCACCATACGTGTACCTGAGGTTCTTCTTTACTTGATCGTCTGTTATCTTAAATGCATTAAGCTCTTCTAAAGACATATTAGATAGGGCAGAGATTTCACTAGGTGTAAAAGATGATTTACCTGTGTTTACACTGTGAGCACGAAGCTTCTTTTCAAAGTTTATCATACCTTCTGGACCTGATGCCATAGCAGCATTAACCATAGCGCCTGTAGCACCTAGATCTTTTAAGCTGTTATACGTAGCCATTAAAGGTCCATTAACTAAAGATAGTCTTTGCTTATGCTGAGCCTTAGCACGTTCTGCATCTTCATCAAGCTTTACTCTGTAAGCTCTACCTTCTTTTTGTCGCTGTATAAGATCTCTAGATACCTGATTAAGAAAACCAGTAGCAAAAGCTTTTCCATTAAAACCCATATCTAATTACCCCTGTCTAGCCATTAGCCCACCACTCTGAGGTGGTGTTTCCATTTGTTCTACTTGTTCTTCTTGCATAACTTCTTCACCTTCAATAGGCTCTTCATCCTCAATAGGTTGTTCACCTTCAATAGGCGGCTTCATATCTTTCTCAGATGGGTCTTGTTCTGCTTCTTCTCTGGTCATAGAGCCTGAAGTATACTCTGCCATATCACGTAAAAGATCTGTACCTTCATCTGCTTCACCTGCCTGTTCAGCTTTACGGATAGAGGCTTGAAGCAACATAGTAACTCTTGATCTTTCTTTATCATCCATTGCTTTCTTAGGATCTTTATTAGAAAACTTGTAGTCAATACCGTAGCTTTCTGCTACAGCAGCAAAGAACTCCATTAAGGCTGGTGCTACAAGTATTCCTACATCTAAAGTGTGCATACCCCTCATAACACTAGCTGTGTACAAAGATTCAACTAGAGGCTTAATAGCTACACCAGTTTCAATAGCCACCATAAGATCGTCTAGCGTATCTTGTTGTGATAAACTGGACATGTAGAAAGATAAAGCTTCTTCAACTGTATCCATCTCTGGTGGACGTTCCCAAGGACGATCTCCTACTTTATGAGAAGTTAAAGAGCTTCCAGGTATTACTCCATTAAACTGTGATACTGCCATTCTTTTTATCCTACTTAGTGAAACCTGCACCAAAGTACAGACCTATGATTGCTGATACTATATGTGTATCTAGTGGTGTAATTACAAAGCCCTGTGCTGTACGCCACTGTACTGTTTCTGCTGGGCCAAACAACCAGTTCCAGAATCCACCAGTAGCCTCAGTGTAACCTACGATTACTCCAACATCAGGATACCACACTGCTACTAGCTTTGGCAAGACAATAATGCTAAATACTGCAGATAAAGCTATAAGTCTACGTGTCCAAGCAAAGTGACTGTCAGTCTTACCTGCATCTCTAGCTGCATTAACTTGGTCAGCCTTGAAGCTTGCTGTCTGTAGCATCATCTTCTGTTGCTCTAGTTTGTTCTTTTGGTTCTGTCCTATGATAGACATGACACCACCAAG